ACCAATTTTAATCAATTGTTCAACAGGACTATCAGTGCCAATAGTCAATAGTCTACCAACTAAGTTTCCGATACCAGCAACTGCCTGACCAGCACCAAATGCTGCCATAGCAAGACCCAATGCAGCTACACCTGCTGCTACTGATAGTAAATTACTACCATCCATCTTTCCTATTCGTTCGAGACCATCGGTCATGTCAGAAAAACCTTTTCCAACTGCCTGCATGGCTTCACCGATTACATACAACGCACCACCCATTAATCCTAATGCCACTGCGCCAGCAATAATTAAAGGTGCTGCTGTACCAGCAATTGCACCGATTATTCCAAGTCCTGCCACTGCTGCTAATCCTTTACCGATTGTTTCCCAATCTAATCCTTGGAAATTTTGCATAGCATCACCAGTGATCCATAGAGCACCAGCAAGTATTACTAATGCAGCACTGCCAATTAACATAGATGGAGAAGATTTTCCAAGCAACATAGCAATGCCAGCAAGTCCTAACAATGCCACCCCACCCATAGCGATACTTTCCCATTCGACATCAGCGAATTCTTGAAGTGCTTTTGCCGTTACGTATAATGCGCCAGCAAGTATCACCATCGATGCAGCACCTTTGATTACATTTGCATTACCAAATGAACCAATACCTTTAGCGATTCCAGTTAACAAACCTTGTATACCTGATCCAATACCTTTACCTAGTCCAGCGATACCACCACCAAGTGCTTTAAGACCAGCACCAATTCCAGCCATTATACCGCCACCACCTTCTCCACCAGATGCAGCCTGTGCTTTAACTGGTGTAGAATCACCTCTGGTATTTTCCTCAATCTTTTCCAGAAGATCAGTTTGAGAACCCATCATTCGATTATTTTCTAATTCAGTTTCTTCAGACTTACCTGCATTTGCTGCAGCTGTGGTAGCAGTTGGTGGTTTTAATCCAGCCGAGTTACCACTAAGATTACTAAGTATCGCTCTGTTCACTGGAGTTGGACTTTTCACATCAGTACTATAATCGTACTTTGCATATTCATCTGCACTGGCTTGTCGTTTATCTAATAAAGCACGACCTGCTTTAGATTTACCCATCTCGTCATCACTATGACCCGTAATAGATTTAAACTTTTCTATAGCAGCTTCATTTTTCTTTATTTCTTTTGACGCATTGTGCGCACCCTCATAATCTTTTTTCAGCTGTTCACGTGTTCCTGGATTACCGAGTGCTTTTTGTTTTTCAATAAACTTTTCTCTTTCCATACTTTTATTGAATACACCACCGATGTTAAGTGCACCCATTACCTTCTGTTTCACATTACTAACAGATAGAGATTGTTTTAAGTTGTCTTTTTTATCTTGAATCTTTTCGCCGAGTGTTTTGAATGTTGTCATACCTTTAGCAATTTCAGATATTGCTTTGGCTTCTTTGTCCCATTCTTTTTGGAAATCTTCGTCAGACTTCCCCATTCGTTTCGTAGTTTTTAACTGATCAGATAGAGTATCTCTAATTTTAGCGAGGATAGCAGTATCGCTTGCCTGTCCTCCACCAAGTTTAGCAGCAGTGGCAGATTGAACCTTATTCGATAATTCCATTAGTTGTTTAATGGAAGTCAACTCACCTAATGTAGCAGATTGAACTGCTAAAATTTGTGAGAATCCTTCAGTAGTAGTACTGGTCTGTTCTCTAATACTAGAATTTACCGAACTGTTGCTGGTTCTCTTTGCCATTTTATCTTACTCTCTTTTGTGATTCTAATCTACGTTTTTCTTCTTCTAAATACTGAATCAACATATGCACATATATTTCTCGTTCAAACGGTATCATTTCCTCAATTTCCGTAAGCGAGTACTTGTGGTATTGCATTAAAGCAAAATTCATCTTATAATAATTGTGCAATGTCTCATGACAAAGGTTTATTAAAAAAAACTTTGGAGTCCCTCCAATGTCTTCTTATGTTCTTTACTACAAAGGGGACATGTGTACTCAATATCTTTTTTAATCTTAGGCATTGTAGTAAAGAATTTTTGTACTTTCAGAAACTGTTCTGAAGTTAAATTCTCAACGAATGCTAAAAGTTCTTTTTCTGTTTGTTCATGACCATGGAAAATTTCATCGCCTTGATAGATATAATCTATTGAATTTGCGATAATCTTAAAGATATTGTCGATATTTTCTGTATCTGCAAGTTCTAGTTTCTTGGACATTTCTACTGTTGGATATTTCATCACAACACCAACATCTCCAAACAACTCAATCTTTTTATTATGGTCTGCATCTTTTTCTACGGACAGTTTTGTTAAGTCAATACTAATCTTAACTTTGGCTTTGTCGTTTTCTTCACCATGATCTACATCACATGGGACTAAAATTTCAATAATTTCTCCAACAGACTTAGCACGAATCTGAGTAAACATATACTCAAGATCAAATGTTGCCAGTTTGTTAATATCAATCTTATCAAGAACACAAGAGCCGATAACACCCTTCAGACTATCTACCATCACAGATAAATCTTCACTTTGTTGGGCAATCAGCAGAGCCTTTTCTTCTTTAATAAGAAATGGACGGTATTTAATCGATTCATTAGTTGAGGGAACCACCATACTGTATGTTGGTGTACTCATCATTGGTAAAGACATATTATTCTCCTTTAGACATATTCTTAATTAACTTATTCAACTCACTTGTGCTACCTACAAAGATAGCATTGTTTGTCACCTTCTTACTCGTTTCTGATTTAGAAGGTGCATCAAGTTTGGCTTTTTGCTGATGTATATCCATAAGTTGTTGGTTAACATCGGCTAACTGTTTCATCAAATTACCCACGACTTCAAAAGCACGTGGGTGTTCACTAGATTTTGCTACTTCCAAAGCATGCATTAAAGCATTTTGTCCTGTAGTAAGTAACTCACGAAGATTATCTCTGGCTGTATCATAGTCAGATTCAATTCTTTCATTTGGTGGAGTTACTATTTCTCCTGTTTCAGCAACAATCATTTCATTCTTTGGTATTGAAGGGATATCAAAGACTTGTGACAAAGAATCATCAATTTTCATATTTATTAATCGTTTCTAGTGTTTCTTGTTGGTGGGTCACCTGGAAATCCTGCACCAAAACTTGCTGCTGGCGCAGGGGTTGGGAATGCTGGCGCAGGTACACCAGCAACTGGGAATGCTGGAGTTGTTGGTGTGATAGTAGGTGTAGCATTTGTTGCTGTTCCTGCAATCTTTTCTTGAGTTCTTCCGAATGCTGCGATACCTAATACCGCACCCATGGCTAAGTGAAACAAACCAGCACCTTGTAGTGTCAGTGGATTCCATTGAGTGACTGGCTGTTTCATTGTTGCCTGTAGTAATGCCCACAGAACTGGAAATATAACCATGTCACACATACACACAATCATGTACATCCAACCCATAGCTGGACGCCACTTTTTCTGCATCCAGTCTTCGTCTTTTTTAACTTCTTTAATTTCATCAGCCATCTTTATCTCCTTAACGTCTTCTTAACAGACTTGGTATTTTTGTAACTAATTTTGCACCAATTGCACCTATAGCAAAATTCTTCAATTTGTCCACTAATGTATTTTGTTGTTTTGGACTAACTGAATCAACAGTTGTTGTAAAGTCTGGACTATATCTGCTCGCTGAATCTGGAATCACCCCATAAGTCTGGGATATGTGTTCATCAGATAATTTAAATCCATCTGCAACTCTTTCCGTAATATAGTATTTGTAGACAAAGTTCACTGACATCTTCATGACATCTTTTGAAGTTGTATCTAATTGTATAGCACCTACACTTTTTGGGTATGCTTCAAACATAGTGACTTTATATCTAACATTATTTTCTAGATCTTCCACGAATACTGTAATGTCTGTAATGTATTCTTTATAGTAGCTGAACAGACGAGTATCTGGATTTTGAATAGAGATTGTCCATGTATCAAACAATTCTTTAACTGCCATTGCTCTGTCTACATAAAATGACATTGATATTGGTTCGTAAAGTCTTTCATATGGTGTTTCTCTAAATTCACCGAATGCTCTATTCTGTGTTGTTGAATAATTAGTACCTGGAATTTGTACTTGGTCACAAAGTAATCCAACTAATCCTATCACTTCTGGATCCAGAAAAGGTGGTTGGAACATAACATGGAATCTATTAGTTCTAGATAATCCACCTCTTTTTATTTGAGCAACAAATTCGTTTAGTTCAGCCATTATAGTTTTCTTATTTTCTTTCTGGAGTCAGACCAGACTTGTTGTTTAGATGCGCCAACAAATCGTTCTACAGGAAGCAACATAGCAGTTGCCCAGTCAGCAGAACTAACTCTTCTAAATTGGCTTCTTACATGACTATTTAAATATTGTTTAACACATGGATGGGCTGCTTTGTATTTCGAAACACCATCTATAAGAGCCCATGAATATTTCAACTTTGTAGTTTCATCCCAACGACTATTGTTCTTAAAGGTTAGCAGAGCATCTAATAAATAGATTCGAAGGTCGTATGGAAGATAATGCATATTAAGACCATAGAATCCATCTGCAGTTTTTCTAAATGGAAACACTAGAGGGAATCTATCATAGTATGGAAGATCCTCTTTTGTTTTTGGATCATAAGCATACATATACAAACTTCCAGGTTGTATAGTAGTTGTATTCTGTGAAGGATCACCTTTTATCACTTGATTTGGGGTGATGTTTTGCTGGGCGAGAGAACTCACCTGTTTGTTGAACCAACTAGTAGATCGTTTAACTGATGTTAATAGATCGTACTGATTACGTTCAAATACGTCTTGCATTGGTTTTTTAGCCATAATGTTATTTAGGTTACTTCAAACCAAGTTCGTGTTCTGTTATTATTTTAAATTCCCATCCACGATCTTTAGCGTATGCTCTTGCAGCAGCCCATTTGGCTTGATTTTTGATATACATAAACGATTCTTGTAGATAACGCTGGGTTTGTTTCCCAGGATATTGTGGAGGATTGGTTTGTTTCTCTGGCTTAACTTCAATTAAGTATGTTTTCAACTTACCGTCATTAGAATTAACCTGTATTTTAAAGTCTACAAAGTAACGATGGATCAGGTTATCTGTTGGACAACGATATGGAACAACAGTTTCTTCTGAACTCCATTTAATAACACTAGGGTTCTTATCGCACCACATGGCAAAGCGTGTTTCCCAGCTAGATCTCATAATTATATTTGTAGGATCCCCTGCATATTTTTCTGCAAAAACTGGCTTGAACGATCTTTTATGGAACATAAATAACTAATTAGAAATAAATAACATCCCCTTTATTTAGAGAAACCAAATGGCACTACAATATAACGACGATGGCGAACCAGAAGATCAGCCAGTAGAAACACCTGATAATCAGGCAGAGGTTCAAGCGCAAACACGTGCCGTACCTGTTTCTAAGAGAGAAACTTATCCAGAAAAACAAGCAACTAAATTTGAACAATTTGGTAAAGAAACTGGTAAGTATGACATCGGTAATTATCAGTATCCTGATGATTTAACTACTGATTTTAGGTATGGTGGTAACTATGTTATTTTTTACATTAACGTAGCAGAAGATTCGAAGTTAATATCAAAATATAAAGCAGATACGGTAGATGATTTCCCAGCCAGAGATGTTGGAGATAATCGTGCCATGAATTGGGATCAAAAGAGTCTTATCGGAGCAAATGCTGGGGTTAATACTATTACTGGTATTGCAGGTGGAACCATCGGATTCGGTCCAGCTAAAAGTGTTGCTGAGGGTGTTGGTAATGCAGCTAAAGGTGCAGCTGTAGCAAATATTGGAACTGTTGGTATTGCAGTAGCATCTACAATGACTACTGATCAGTTAAGATCTCAGAAAAGATTAAAGACTGCTATTGCTTTACATATACCAAACAAACTTGGTATAAAGTATGGAGTTACATATGACTCCACTGATACTGCTGGGCTTGGTATGGTAAAAGCACTTGGTGGAGAAAC